ATTTAATAACAGTTAATACTGGTAGTATAACTAATGCCAATACACAAATGGATTTTTATCGAGGATTTACACCATCTGGTTCCGTAGAAGTTGAAAACGTACAAAAATATGTTCAATTACATGGCAAAGCTAATAATGACAATAATCACGGTAATTTTTTGGGTAGTGATGGAAGTCCTGACCTTGCTGACACACTTACATTTGATTTTACAGCTATGGGTTGGATTAGAGCTGATAAAACAATGTCTGCTACTCTTTTTGGATATAGAGGCACAAGTTTTAGAAATGGTATTAGGGTGTATTTTCATGAAAGTAGTGGTTACATACAATGGACGCAAAGAATGACATCAGGTTCCTATTCCACCAGTGGTTGGACATCATCGACTATGAATTTAACAGAATCTATATATCATCACATTGGAGTTAGATTTACAAGAGGAACTGGGTTATCTGGTTCATTGGATTTTTATCGCAATGGAGAACACATTAATACCGTAGCATCGATTTGGCCTGAGCAACCAGGTAGGGTATCTCAAGGCATAATTAGTTGGGGTATTGATTGGGGTGATGATGATTATGCAAGTAATTCACTTTCCGGAAGATTAGGTCCTTTTAGACACTACACAACAGCCTTAACAAATAAAGAAATAAAAGAAGCGTTTGATGCACAACGTTCTAGATTTGGAGTTTAATTATGTTAATTAATTTTGAAGAAATAATAGAAGTAGTATTACACCATGAAGGTGGATACGTTAATGATCCAAAAGATCCAGGTGGAGAGACTAATTTTGGAGTCGCTAAAAGATCCCATCCGGATGTGGATATAAAAAACCTTACAAAAGAAGGTGCAAAAGAAATTTACAAGGAACATTATTGGGACAAAAATAAAGTTGAATCTTTACCAGAAGAGTTGCGTCATATTTATTTTGATATGTGCGTGAATCAAGGAAAAGGTAGAGCAGTAAAAATTCTACAAAGAGCGGCTAATGCTAAAGGCGCTGGTTTAAAAGTGGACGGTGGATTAGGTCCAAAGACAATTGGTGCCATAAGTAATTCTAATGTAGAACTTCAACGTGTAAGAGCATATAGAGTAAAGTACTATGCTGATTTAGTTACACGTAAACCTGATTTAGAGAAGTTTTATTATGGTTGGTTCAAAAGAGCGTTGGAAGTTTGATAGTTTTGTACTTATATTAGAGGATCTTTATGCAATTAGTAAAAGAAATAGTCAAACCGTTTTTAGTTGAAGATACCGTGATTCCTGGCAAGACGATTGCCATATATCCAGGTAGATTTCAGCCATTTGGTCCTCATCATAAAAAAGTATTCAATTATCTTCAAAATAAATTTGGTGATGTTTATATTGCTACGAGTAATAAATCAGATTCCTCTCGACATCCGTTAAATTTTAAACAAAAGAAAGCTCATATGATTAAGATGGGTATTCCCGGAAAGAAAATTATTCAAGTTAAGAATCCATATCAATCTGCTGAAATAACTTCAAAATTTCCCGAAGATACAGCTGTGGTATTTGCATTTGGTAAAAAAGACGCTGGACGTTTAACATCTGGAAAATATTTTATGCCGTATAAAGGTCGTGTAGAGCATGGATACAAAGAACATGGTTATTTTATTGTTGCACCACATTATGGTGTCAAAGTTGCAGGTATGGAAGTTAGTGGTACATCGATGAGACATATACTTGGGAGTAATAAACTAGCTCAGGACAGAAAACAAAATTTTAAAAGATTGTTTGGATATTGGAGTCCACAAGTTGCCGATATATTCAGCAAGAAATTTTCAGTTGCAGAATATAAACAGTATATCACAGATAAAATATTAGAAGAGTTTTTTGAAAAATATAACATTGATGAATTGATAGAAGCTAGTAATACTTCAGGTGGTGGTGTAGATGACGGACCAGTTTACTGGTCACCTTCATATGCCAGCTACGCAGCTAGAGGCTATGCAGATGCTGGTAGAATAGGATTCAATGTTGTTGATTATATGCTGCCTAAAAGATTTAATCAAAAATTTGACAGAGAAAATAGAGATTTGTATAAAAAATATCCAGATGGTCCAGTTCCATCAGTGAGTTATATGCCAGCCGGTATAGCAAAATCTAATCCAAATAATATGGAAGATTTAATTGGAACAGAAGCATGGTCAAAATGGCAAAAACATATTAAAAAAATAAATCAAAACATAGGTTGGACGTTTATTGATTTCGTTGACAATTATAAAAAAACAGCAGTTGATCAGTCAAAGGAAACGTTAGACAAGACTAATGAAGAAGAACCGGAAGAACTGACTGATATTGAAAGAGATGATATTCAAGATACAGATTTAGAAAAAGTTGTTGACTTAACCAATGAAATTAAGTATCTTATAGATGATAATCCATACAAAAAAAGGAAATTGTTATTAATGGGAGGAGCAGCTGGACATATGTCACATCCATTTGATGACATGGAATTGACATTCAAAGATTTAAAAACAATTATACAACGAGGCTTAGGAGGCACTTTATCCAGAGAAGATAATGTTACAGAAAAATTAGATGGGCAAAACATTATGGTTTCTTGGAAAGGAAATAAACTAGTTGCTGCTAGAAACAAAGGACATCTAAAAAACAAAGGTGAAACAGCTTTGGATTACAAACAATTATCAGCCAAGTTTGCTGGTAGAGGAGATGTTACAAAAGCATTTACATACAGTATGAAAGATTTAGAAAAAGCAATAAAAAAATTATCTCAAAAAGATAAAGACAAACTGTTTGATGATGGAGGTCATTTCTTGAATCTTGAAATTATATATCCAGCAACTGCTAATGTTATTGACTATGATGTTGCAGAGTTGGTTTTTCATGGTATAACTAAATATGATGTCAGCGGTGTTGCTAGAGGAGCAGTTACACAAGGAGCTCAGAAGTTAAGCAGTCTTATAAATAAAATCAACCAAAATGTACAAAAACATTTCAAGATAGGCGCACCTAAATTTTTAGAAGTACCAAAACATCAAGATTTTGGTAAACTAAAGAAAAAATATTTTGCTCAATTAGACAAACTACGTAATCAATATAATCTAAAAGATAATGACGAAGTAGCTTTATATCATGAAATGTATTGGCGCGAGTTTATCTACAATGCAGCACAACAAATGAATTATGATATACCAAATAGTGTATTAGACGGTTTGACTATAAGATGGGCTTTTTTTGATAAATCGTACAAACTAACAGATTTGAAAAAACAAGTTGATAATGATAAATTTTTAGACTGGGCAGTGACTACCGATAAAATCGACCATGCTAAAATGGTTAAAGAAAACATGAAACCTTTTGAAGTACTATTCCTTGAACTTGGTGCAACTATAATGAAAAACGTAGTTGGATACATGGCTGTTAATCCTGACAAGGCGGTTCAGAGGATTAAAAAGGACCTGGAAAAAATTATACAAGACATTAAAAATTCCAATGACATTAGTATAATAGATAAAATGAATGCACAACTAAATAAAATTGAGAGCATTGGTGGTCTTGATAGTATTGTACCTACAGAAGGTTTAGTTTTTAAGTACAAAGGCAAAACATACAAGTTTACAGGTAGTTTTGCACCGGTGAATCAAATTCTTGGTTTACTCAAATATAGTCGATAAATAGAATAGGATAATATATATACATATATGGGAAAAAACATTAAAAAAATACAAGATATGTTACTTGGCAAGCATCAAGGTAAGATACAGGTAGGATATGAATCAGCAACTATAGATCAACGCAAAGAGGGTGAGGAATGGATTGATGCCAGAGGACGTAGGTGGATCAAAGAGAATGGCAAACGTAGACAAATTACTAAAACTGATGGAATTGGCTTTAAATATTGTAATGATTGTAAAAAAATAATTTTGAAGCGGATTGATGAAGACACTTATAACAGAATGCAACGCTGTTATTATTGTCAAATTGATTTTGAAGCTATGTTAAAAACTCAAGGAAAATGGAAAGAGTGGGTTGCAGAGCAGGAGCGTATGAGATTTGAATCTGTTAAGGATGAAATAATGGATGCTTTAAAAGAGGCTAATGAATCTAAAGTATTAAAGATGGATAAGAGTGTTGCAAACGCAATTGCAAATGAAAATCTAAAGGGAAATTTATGATGAAATGGTTTAAATATATTTTGGGTATCTTAGGACTGTTAGGTGCTGCTTTTGCTGCTTCCAATAAATCCAAACAAGTTAAAGAGCTCAAAAAAGTTATAAAACAAAACAAGAAAGAAGAGAAAAAAGTCGAAAAGGAAATAAAAGCCTTGGAGCAAAAAAAAGAAGTTTCTAAAAAAGAAGTTTCTAATCTAAAGAGAAAGCTAACTGTTAGTAAAAAGAAAACTGCTAAGATGCAAGAAGTATATGATAATGATGAAGTAGAGTCCGCAGAAGATTTTTTAAAAAAATTTGCAAAGAACAAATGAGAATATCAAGATACATATCAGCCTGTCTATTACTCACTGTAATTAATTCACAGGAAATACTAAAGGACGGAGAACAAGTTACTACGTTTACTTATGATGAAGCATTGGACATGTTAAAAGCGAGAGATGCTCAATGGGAAGGTAAGTTAGCAAAAGCAGATTCACTAATAGAGTCTCAAAAAATTGTTATTGCTGATGGTGAGGAATTGATAGCTGAGTTAGAAGAATACTCCAAAGTTGATTCGATATTATCTGCAGCAAAAAGTAAACAAATTGCTTTATTAAAAGAACGTGAAGAAGCCAATGAAAAGTTGATTAAAACACTTCAACCCAAATGGTATGAAAATAGATATCTGTGGTTTGTTATGGGTGCATTACCAGCTTATAATATTGGAAAGTTAGTAGGTAAACTATAATGCCTGCTAAATCGTCAGCAAAATTAAAAAAGGCTATACAACAAGAGTATTTAATTTGTGCTAAAGATCCAGCATATTTTATGCGCAAGTATTGTACTATACAACATCCTAAAAAAGGCAAACTTAAATTTGATTTATATAATTTTCAAGAAGATGCGTTAAAACAGTTAAAAGAAAATCGATATAATATCATATTAAAAGCTAGACAGTTGGGTTTATCTACATTGACTGCCGGATATAGTCTTTGGACGTTGCTGTTCCATAATGATAAAAATATATTATGTATCGCTACAGGAAAAGATACTGCTAAAAACATGGTGCTAAAAGTAAGAGTTATGTATCAGCATTTACCAGCTTGGTTAAAAACAAAAATTGATGAAGATAATAAATTATCAGTGAGATTTGCTAATGGTTCTCAAATAAAAGCCGTAGCCTCAAATGAGTCGGCGGGTAGATCCGAGGCATTGAGTTTATTAATTTTAGATGAGGCCGCGTTTATAGATAAAATAGACGAGATATGGACTGCTGCTCAGCAAACACTTGCTACTGGTGGCGATTGTATTATGATTAGTACACCAAATGGTGTTGGTAATTTTTTTCATAAGACATGGGTAGCTGCATCTGATAAGTTAAACGATTTTAATCCAATTTATTTACATTGGAGTCTTCATCCGGAAAGAGATCAGTCTTGGAGAGATGAGCAAGATGTTAATCTTGGTCCTAAAAGAGCGGCACAAGAATGTGATGCTGATTTTTTATCATCTGGTAATAGTGTCATTGATCCAAAAATTTTAGAATGGTATTCAAAAAATAATAAAAATGATCCTAATTCAACCGCCGGTATAGATAATAATTTATGGTTGTGGGATTTTCCAGATTATACAAAATCTTATATTGTTTCTGCAGACGTTGCTCGTGGTGATGGTTCCGATTACAGTGCTGCACAAGTAATGGATGTCGAATCCATGACACAAGTTGCTGAATATAAGGGGCAGTTAAGTACCACTGATTATGGTAATTTTTTAATTGAACTTGCAACAAAATATAATGATGCTATTCTAGTTATTGAAAATAATAATGTTGGATGGGCGACTATTCAAACAGTTATAGATAGAGGATATAAAAATTTATTTTATCAATCAAAAGATTTGCAAATTGTCGATGTAGAACATCAGATAAATAATAGATACAGAGCTGAGGATAGAAATATGAGACCTGGTTTTAGTACGACTGCTAAAACAAGACCGTTAATTATAGCTAAATTAGAAGAATATGTGAGGTTAAAGCAAGTAAATATTAAATCTCAGCGATTAATAGATGAATTGTTTGTATTTATATATAACAATAACAAAGCTCAAGCTATGCAAGGATATAATGATGACTTAGTTATGAGTTTTGCCATTGCACTATGGATTCGTGATACTGCATTGAGATTATCTACAGAAAAAAATGATCTACAGAGAAGTATGATGGATACTATGGTTAATATGAACGGTGGATTTCATGATGCAGTGATGACTGATAAAAAACCAAAACACAACCCTTTCAAAATGAAAGTAGGTAATGAAGAAGAAGATTTAACTTGGCTATTGGGGTAAAACATGGCAGATAATATTTTTACAAGACTTGGTGGATTGTTTCAATCAAACGTAATCGTACGAAAAACTGACGATGAACGGATCGTAGTTAAGGACGTTGATTATTCACAACTGGGTCTGACGACAAATTTTATTGACAGATATAATAAACTGTTCAATACAAGACAAACTCCTTATACAAATGCACAAAATCAACGCGCATTGTTTAACGTCGCTAAAATTGATCTCTACAGAGATTATGAGATGATGGATCAAGACCCAATCATATCTTCTGCATTGGATGTATACTCAGACGAGTCCACTGTAAATAATATCGAAGATATGACTTTGGAGATAAAAACGGATAATGATAAAATTTATAATGTTCTACATAATCTATTCTATGATATCATCAACGTTGAATACAACCTGTGGTCGTGGATAAGAAATATGGTTAAATATGGTGATTTCTTTTTGAGTTTAGATATTGTAGATAAACTTGGTATAGTAAATATTAGACCATTATCAAGTTATGACGTACTTAGGTTAGAAAATCATGATCCAGAAAAACCAAATCTTGTTGAGTTTGAAGTTGAGGGTGATTCTAAGAACTTAAAACAAAATTATGAAATAGCTCATTTTAGAATGTTAAGTGATACAAATTTTTTACCGTATGGTAAGTCTATGTTAGAGGGTGGTCGAAAAGTTTTTAAGCAATTAACTCTTATGGAAGATGCTATGTTAATTCATAGAATAATGAGAGCTCCTGAAAAGAGAATTTTTAAGATTGATATTGGAAATATTCCGCCAAATGAAGTAGAGAATTTTATGAACAGAATAATTGGTAAAATGAAGAAGATACCAGTTATTGATCAAGATACCGGTGAATATAATTTAAAATATAACATTGAATCTGTCACAGAGGATTATTTTTTACCTGTTAGAGGTGGTGATTCCGGAACAGAGATAGACACATTACAAGGACTTGGTAATGAAGGTGCAATTGATGATATTGAATATCTAAAAAACAAATTATTTGCATCGTTGAGAATTCCAAAGGCGTTTTTGGGATATGAAGAGGGAATTGGATCTAAGGCAACGTTAGCTGCTGAAGATGTCAGATTTGCTCGCACGATAGAAAGAATTCAAAAAATCGCTATTGCTGAGTTAGAAAAGATTGCTATAGTACATTTGTATACACAGGGATTTGAAGATGCTGAATTATTAAATTTTGACCTTCAGTTACAAAACCCAAGTATGATTCATGAGCAAGAAAAACTCGAGTTGATGAGACAACAGCTTGAAATTGCTAAAGATAGTATGGATTCTAAATTGTTTAGTAGAGGTTGGATTTATGATAATATCTTTAATATGAATAAGAAAGATAAAGAAGATATATTTAACGAAATTATCGAAGATCAAAAGCAAGAGTTTAGGATGGAGCAGATAAGTACTGAGGGAACGGACCCAGCTGACCCGGCGAACCAAGAACAGGATGATTTTAGTGTTGAACGTAGGGGTGATTGGGGTGGATCTGAGCCCGATCCATTTAAAAAAGAAATTGATAGAGGTCGACCAAAGCCCGGTGACATGAATCCGGATGATGATGAGAAGGATGGATTTGGTAAAAGAGAATTTAAAGGTAAAAGCCCGCTTGCAACTAGCAAGGGATCGACAGTTGTTAAAAAGGAAAGTTTTCTCAAAGATCTAAAGGCTAGATTTGATGGTAATCTCAAAGATGCACACTTGCTATCTGAAGACGCTATTATTGATGAAGATAAATAAACCCTTTTTATATACTTATACTATTTATATATGAATCTGTATATAGGAAAAGAGCCATGGCAAACAAAATAAAGCATAATAAGCTTCGAAATACTGGTTTACTTTATGAGTTTTTAATTAGACAATTAACCATAGATGTTTTAAACAAGGATAGCAAATCTTATGCTGTGAAGGTTATCAAGAACCATTTTAACGAGAATTCGGAATTGGGCAAAGAATTTGCTCTATATAATATATTAATAAACAAAAAATTTACACATGATAAAAAAGCAAGTTACTTCATAAACGAAGTTGTTGCATCACGCAATAAAATTAATTTTAGTCAGCTTAGACGTGAAAAATATAATCTTATTAAGGACATCAAAGAGAATTATGACATTAATAAGTTTTTTAGCACAAAAATAAAGAATTATAAAATATACGCTTCGATATACAATCTATTCGAACACAGTGATACACTAAAACCAGATAGGAAGACAGAAGTGTATTTTAATTTATTAGAATTTGTCACTACGAAAGAGAAACCAAGAAACGTTTCCATGGTAAATAAGATGATGAGTGAGGATAAAGACCTTGCTATATTGACGTATAAGGTATTATTGGAAAAATTTAACGATAAATACACGTCAATGTCCCTTAACCAAAAACAATTACTCAAAGCATATATTAACAACCTATCCAATACACATTCTCTCAAGGATTTTATAGCCGAAGAGAAGCCTAAGTTGAAGAAACAACTAAAGGATAAGATGAAAGTTGTAGATGATCAGGTGGTGCAAATTAAGTTAACAGAAGTTGTCAATAGTTTTGATAGATTTTGCAAAGTAAACGCAAAAAGTAAAAATGTTGGTGATAGTGTTGTCTTGCAAATGATGCGATATTATGAGTTACTGCAAGAACTTAATAGAGTATGAACACTAAGACAAAAGAATTTGTAGAGAACATTGTATCGGAGGTAATTGACGACTCTTTTGATATTGATGAGATAACAGCAACTATGGCTACGCCAGGATATGAAACTCCTAATGCGTTTGCAGCAGATGATTTTAAGAAAAGAAATAAGAAATCACTTAAAAGTACTGGATTTACTTTGGTAAAAGAAGAGTTGAATTCAACAGATATTAAACTATTGAAGATACTTATAAGAGATGAAGTAGCCGAAATATTTAAAACTCTTTATTTAAAGAGAGGAGCTTGGAGAAAATAAATGTATAATACTAACGGAGAACCAACAGCGGTACCAGCTGATGCACTTGATAGGGCTATCGCCGTAAGCGCGAGCCGCTTTCATCAAGAAATGCCTGATGCAGTTTATATTGCTGTATCCAGAGCTAATACAAAATTTTCTTTTGGACCAACCTCAGGTAGCGGTGCTATGGTCAATTTTGGTACAGTACCCGTTGGTACAACTTTGGATATTAGTCCACATGCTTGGGATAACACTGCAGCTGTTGCAGGCGACATAATCTTTATTTATAAAGGAAGGAAATAATCATGGATAGAAAATTAATAGTTGATTATCTTCCGTTTGAAGTGGATAGAAATAGAATTGATGAGTCTATCAAAGAAAATAACGGTAGATTAGTAGTCAAGGGCGTTTTACAACGTGCTGAGTCTAAGAATCAGAATGGAAGAATTTATCCAAAACCAGTATTGGAAAGAGAATCTAAAAAATATGATGATAATTTTATAAGTGAAAACAGGGCTTTGGGTGAACTAGATCATCCGGACTCATCTGTTGTTAACTTAAACAATGCATCTCATAATATAACCGAAATGCATTGGAGTGACAACGATTTAGTTGGAACAGTAGAAGTTTTGGGAACTCCATCTGGTAATATTTTAAAAGAATTGTTTAGAGCGGGAATTAAACTCGGAATATCTTCACGTGGTCTCGGATCTGTAAAAGAAATGACGGAAGAAGATGGAGATACTCTAGAAGTACAACCAGATTTTGAATTGATTGCTTTTGATTTTGTAAGCAATCCTTCAACACATGGTGCTTTTATGTATCCAATGAATGAGTCTAAACAAACACAAGAAACAACCCCTGTGACAAGAATTGAACAAATCGTTAATGATATAATGCGAGGATAACTGGAGCATAGTAATGAAAAATTCTTTAAAATCTTTATTGAGTGAAATATTTGAAGAAAAAATTGATGGTGATAAAGTATCAGAAACCGTTAGAGCGTTTAGTCAATTTGGAGAAACGTTTAATAATATAAACCAACTACAATCTGCTGCTAAGCGAGTTGTCGAAGCTGCTGAAATGGCAAACCAACACATCATGTCTGAAACTGATGATTGGTTTGATAAGGTATCGGTTGGAAGAAACATGAAACAATTGACTTCTAACGTCAAAGATTTTAAGAAAGCTGTATCTGAATCGACTGCTTTGAATCAGAGAATGTTTTCTTTATATGAAGAAATTGGAATGATTTTAAATAGATACTATAATATTGATGAGGCATTGGATGCAGTCGGTAAAGAAGATGATGATATAGATAATGATGGTGATTCTGATGATAGTGATGCTTATCTAAAGAGACGTAGAGACGCTGTAACAAAAGCTGTCAAATCATAATATAGGTGACTGAAATATTTATATGGATTCTTATAATTATATCGGCAACAATTTGGCAAATTGCTCTGGCATATAGAATATTTTATAAGAGACCGATAAACGTTGTTCATAAATCTGAAACTGTAAAAGCAGTGGAAGAGAGGGTAACTCCAACACAAACCAAAAATAAGATTGGTGTTGTGGATGTTGGAGTTGCCAAAAAATTAAAAATAGAAAAAGTTGATGGATCATCTATTAAGAGTGACGAAACCATCAAAGGTAAAGTGAAAACTAAAAAAGACCAATTGAGGGCATTAAGAAATGGATAAACAAGATAAAATTAAACATCAATGAATGCATCATGCAAGGTGGGGGGACCCTACCAAACGACATGTAGGTATTGGTGTAGTTGAATGGCATTCTTTAACAGAGGATGGCAAAGTTGAGATTGTTGATATAAGATTTGGAAAGAAATTATATGAAAATGTCCCAGTAGATAAACTAGAGCCTATAGAAATGAAAGAGCACAGTCACAAATCAAAGAGAAAAAAGAAAAAATCTAATGAGAGTATGAAGGATATACTTGATAATATGATTTTGTCTAAACTTCGTGAAGAAAAAAAGGGCAAACTCATTGGTGGACAGGGTACTAAAAAAGGCAAACTTTATTTATATCAGGCTGCAGATGGTAGTTTCTATATGGAACTAAATGGTAAAAAAGCAGATATGGATCCAAAACTAGCTAAAACCAGAACAGCGGCAATTAAAGCTGCGACAATGTTCGCAAAGATGCTCAATGCCAGCTAAATCAAAAGCTCAGCAACGTTTTATGGGTATGGTTCATGCTTATAAAAAAGGCGATCTAAAAAATGCTCCGGATACAGTAAAGAAAGCTGCTAAATCTATGAAAAATAAAGATGCTAAAAAATATGCTTCTACTAAACACAAGGGTAAGCCGGAGCGCGTTGCCCAAGAATCGGTTGATTGGATAAAAGAATACGTGAAAACACGTATTCCGGAGTTAGTGAAAGAAGCAAAAGGCAATTTTGACGTTAAAAAGATGAAAAAACTGTTAAAAAAGGACAGTTTTTTAAAAATGGCTTATAAAAATATTAGAGGACAAACGGAAGAAGAAAAATTATCCAGATTATACTTCAATTTAGTGTTTAAAGATAAGAAGTATGAACCAATGTATAAGAGGATGTAAGTTATGGCAAAAGGTTTAGATTGCGGAACAAGTTTTTACATTACCGCTAACGAAAAAGAAATCAAAAAACAACGTAATGCGTTTTTAACAGTAGATGGATCTCCAGATCAAGCTAAGCGAATGTTAAAGAGACAGGGAATCCCTTTTGTTGAGAAAGGCGGCAAGGTTCATATTGTCGGAAAACATGCATTTAATTACGCTCAGATATTTAGCACTTCAAAATTACGTCGTCCTATGAAAGATGGTCTGTTGAATCCTGAAGAGCGTGATTCATTACCAGTATTAAATGCCATAATAGGTGAGTTGCTTGGTACAGCAGCTAAAAATGAGATATGTGTTTATTGTGTTCCATCAAAGCCAATTGATATGGAACGTGAAGTGCAATATCACGAAGATGTTCTAAAAACTATTATAGAAGGATATGGATATAATACTAAAAAAATTGAAGAAGCCGTTGCTATAGGATACGAAGGTTTGATTGAAAATCAACTTACTGGTGTTGCTATAAGTTTTGGAGCCGGGATGACAAATGTAGCTGTAATGTATCAGGGAATGACTGCGTTAAGTTTTTCTGTGGCAAGAGGTGGAGATTGGGTAGATGCAAATGTTGCTGCAGATACAGGAGTGCCAATTGCAAAAGTGACTAATATAAAAGAAACCAGTCTAACATTAGATCTAACTAAGACAGACGTATCGGATATTTATGGTGAAGATACGGATGAACATAATGTTTTGATTGCTATAAAATCTTATTACGGAGCTTTGATTAATTACGTAATGACAAATTTAAAAGTGCAGTTTGAAGGAACTGCAAATGTGCCTAATTTTCCGGAAGCTGTTCCAATTGTTGTTGGAGGTGGAACCTCATTAGTCAAAGGATTTGTAAATGTATTCAATGAGGTGTTTGATCCAGAAACTTTTCCGATAAAGATAAGTGAGATTATACATATAAGTGACGCACATACTGCTGTTGCAAGAGGTTGTTTAAGTGAAGCGCAATTAGCAGAAGAAGATGAGATAGAGGAGATAGTTGAAGCATGAGACGTGTAACAGTTAAAGAGGTTCGAAGGTGGATGAAAACCCTAGAAGAAAATCGCTATAGGCGAATAGTAGTTGCTGATGCCCGTAGAGTTGCATGGTTTGTTAACAACGACTTGTCTGAAGAAAATATGCCAAAAAGTTTAGTTAAGCGATGGGAACATGCTAAATATGGAAAAGAAAAACATCTCGCAAAAAAGTTCTTAGAATCCTTAACAAAAAACGAAGTACAAATCACATATAAACAACTAATCGATTTATAAATTACGGAGGTCCCATGGGACGTAAAGATAAAAAGTTAGTCCAAGTTGACGGGCTAAAAGTTACACTAAAAAATCCAAACGCTATCGAAGCAGCTATACGAACATTTAAAAAGGTAGTAAAGGAAAGTGAGGTATTATATACCTTGCGACAAAAACGATATTATAAAAAACCCAGTGCCGTAAAACGTGAGAAAAAAAATCTAGCTAAATTACGCAATAAATATAAAAAAATAGATTAATTTATCTAATACTCTAGTACTTATTTATACCTACCTAATACACTGTGTTTTACAGTGTCTAAACTCAAGAAATTTATATTAAAGTTCCCCAATAACTTTATTCATATTCAATTTGGAGACATAATATGTCTGATATTCTGAAAGAAGCAATTGCTGATGCAAAAGCAGTACGTGAAACAGCGCTTCAGAATGCTAAGATGGCTCTTGAAGAAGCCTTTGCACCTCATTTGAAAAACATGCTTTCTGCTAAAATATCTGAAGAAGAGCATGAAGACGCGGAAGACGAAATGGAGATGGACGTTGAAGATGAGATGGATGTGGACGTCGAAGAAGAAATGGACGTCGATGATCATCCAGCAATGGACGATGAAGAAGAACCAGAAATGGAAGATCCTCATGTAGACCCAGAAGTCGAAGAAGAAGGGATGCACAAAAACTATCGCGACGACGAAATGGAAGACGGGATGGAAGATGATGATGAAGACGAAGAGCTTGATCTAGAGGCTATCATTAAAGAGCTAGAAGCAGAAGTGAATGAGGAAGAAGAAGCTGAAGAGCCTTCTGTATCCGAAGACACTGAAGAAGTAACTGAAGGTGAAGAAGATCCGGAAGAAGAACCAGCAGACGAACCAGAAGTCAGTGAAGAAGTCGTAGAAGGCGAAGAAGAAATAGCAGAAGGTGATGAAGAAGAAGCTAAAGCTGTTGAAGAGCTAAATACGATTAAAGCTGAACTTGGTGAGTATAAAGAAGCTGTCGAATATCTTCAAGATAAACTTCATGAAGTGAACGTATTGAATGCTAAGCTGTTGTTTACCAACAAGCTATTCAAAGAATATGCTCTTGATAAAGATCAGAAAGTGAAAGTAGTTGAAACTATGGACAGAGCTCAAACAACTAGAGAAATCAAACTTGTTTACTCTACTCTATGTGAGGCTTTTTCACAGTCTGGTAAAATTAATCGTAAACAAACTGTAAAAGAATCCGCTAGTGCACCTGTTGCCAGCACAAGACCGAAGAAAAAAATAATTTCTGAGGAAAATAAAGTTGCTGATAGGTTTAAAAAGCTAGCTGGAATCATCTAATTGGAGAAAAAAGATGAGCTATATTAATGAAGCTCTTTTGAAATCAAATACATACAAAGACCAGCAAAAAGCTGCTCAGCAATCCGTTGCTAAGTGGGAAAAAACTGGCCTTTTAGAAGGTATGGATACTGAATTCTCAAAAGCAAACATGGCTACTCTATTAGAAAACCAAGCACGGCAATTGATCAAAGAGTTCTCTCAAACTAACCCAGCAGCTAACTCAAGTGTAGCTGAAGAGGAATGGTCTGGAGTTGCTCTACCACTGGTCCGTCGTATTTTTGGAAGTATTGCTGCTCAAGATTTCGTATCTGTTCAAGCAATGAACCTTCCTTCTGGTCTAGTATTTTATCTAGATTTTAAATACGGAACTGCTGTCGCTGGTCGCTCTACATCTGAGTCGCTAGGCGGTAAAACCGGTAAATTCAATCCATCCGGAGCAGCCGCTCCTTATGGTGAAGAAGGCCTTTATGGTATAGGCCGTTATGGATATTCAACTTCGGGTTCTGTTGCAACAGTTCACGTAAACGCATCTAGCTTACCAAGCTACAAAGACATTGATTTCAATAAAGAAATCTCTGCATCTTCTGCTGCTGGTACATTGCATAAGGTAACGTTTATTGGTACTGGTAGTGCAATAAGTAACAGAGATGAATTATCTGTAAGAGCTTGGAATATTACTAGCACGATAACTGGATCAGGTGCTGTCTTACCACAATTTACTAAAATTGATGGTGATACTGTAACTATGATCATATCATCTTCCTGCGCAGTCGCAAGTTTTGCAGCAGCTGATGAATCGCTTGAATATTACAAGCAACCAACCGCAAATGATCGTGGAGATTTTGAAGATGGCGTAGGTGATGCAACTGCTAACACTCTTGCAATTCCTGAAGTTAATCTTGAATTGAAATCTTTCCCAATCGTTGCTAAAACTCGTAAACTGAAAGCTGTCTGGACACCTGAATTGGCTCAAGACTTGAACGCTTATCATTCAATCGACGCTGAAGCTGAATTGACTTCAATGTTGTCTGAGTACATCTCAATGGAAATTGATTTGGAAATCTTAGACATGTTGATTTCTGAAGCTCCAACGACTGATTATTGGTCAGCTCGTTCAGGCTATGACTATGATTCTGGTTCATCCTCATTCGTAAGCACTTCCTTCACAGGAACACGTTTCGAATGGTGGCAGACTCTTGTAGCTAAAATCCAAAAAGTATCAAATGAAATTCATCGTTTGACACTTCGTGGTGGTGCCAACTTCGTAGTTGTTTCACCTAAAGTAGCTACTATCCTTGAATCACTTCCTGGATACATGTCTGCAACTGACGGTAATCAACAGCAATTTGCTATGGGCGTTTCCAAAGTCGGTAACATTGCAAATCGCTTCAACGTGTACAAGAACCCATACATGACAGAAAATACTCTGCTTGTTGGTTTCCGCGGAAGCAATTTCCTTGAAACTGGTGCGGTCTATGCTCCATATGTACCGTTGATGATGACTCCTCTTGTATACGATCCATCTGACTTTACTCCACGTAAAGGTGTGATGACTCGTTATGCTAAGAAGATGGTCAGACCTGAGTTTTATGCTAAGATCCATTGTGATAGATTAGATATTATCTAAGATTAGCTTAACTCTAATTCTAATAAAAGAGCCCTGCTTTCGCAGGGCTCTTTTTGTATAACGTACTATTTATATACGACAATCTTTATGGAGAAATACATTGCCTAAGTCAATATACAGATATACCGATCCAACTTTGGCGACTTCAGCTGCGGGTGATACCCCTTATGCGTTATATGATAGTGATACGACTTTCGTATCAGAGAGTGTACAGATAGCTAAATACATATCCCGTAAACTTGGATATCCAGTAATGGATCTGGAAATGCCTAGTTCATCAATATACGCATGTTTTGAAGAAGCTATAAGTGAGTATTCATCTCAAGTCAATCAATATAATATTAAAAATTGGATGTGGGATCAGTATGGAGAAAAAAATAAAATTAGTGGTTCACTGGGTACTGGAACATCGGATGTTATTCATCCTAGGATGGGAACTACTGTAGCATTATCTGAACAATATGGTACATCAGCAAATATTGGTGGTTCCGTTAATTTAAAAAGTGGTTCAATTACATTAGCAACGGATCAACAAACATATGATCTACAGTCTGTTTGGGCTAATGTTAGCGAAAGCAATAAAAGAATAGAAGTACAACGAGTATTTAATTATGGCGAGGCCGCGATAAGCAGATTTTATGATCCATATGCAGGGTCTTTTGATCAACGTCAGATATTAGATAACTTTGGATTGGGGAACGTATCTCCAGCTATATCATTTATACTTAAACCAATTTCTTATGATCTAGCACGTGCTAATCAAATCGAGACATCGGATAAGATAAGAAAAAGTGCTTACAGTTTTCATTTAGTTGATAACAAAGTGAAAATTTTTCCAAGACCTACATCATCTGATTCTGGTAATAAAATATGGTTTCAATATTATGTCAGAGACGATCTGAACACCACCAGTAGAAACTTTTCAACTGGCTCCGTGTCAGACCCGTCCAACGTTCCTTATAAATTTATAACCTATAGTTCCATAAATGCTCCTGGAAGACAGTGGATTCGAAGATATTCGTTAGCACTGAGTAAGGAATTACTTGGTATTATTAGATCAAAATATAGTTCCATGCCTATTCCGGACGGAGAAGTGACTTTGGATGGTGAGGGGTTAAAGGCTGAAGCTATAACTGAGAAGGAAAATTTAATAACGGAACTGAAGGAATTTTTAGAGTCTTTATCAGTGACTGAAAAGGCAAAAGCTGAAGCTGAGCAAGCCGAGGCTACGTCTCAGGTATTGGCAAAGTCTCCGACATTGATTTATATAGGATAATGACATGGCTAATAATGTGTCCACTTCACCCTTCTTTATTTCACAAAAAGAATATGATTTATTTAATCACTTCAATGAGGAACTTGTAGATGACGTCGTTGGTCAAGCGGTTGATATTTATAAAGTTGATTTAAATAATACCGATTCAAATATATATGGTGAAAGTGATACTAAATACTATAATGTCGGATTTAGAGTAAATTGTTTAGTACAATACAATCGTCCGGAAACTATAACTAATGATGCTGGTGCGGATTTGAACGCTAACATACAATTGAGATTTCAACGTGCTAATCTAGCATCAGGTAGTTTGGATTTTTATCCAGAAGTGGGTGACTTATGTGATTGGAATAATTATTACTGGGAACTCAATTCAATTGTAGAACCTCAGTTAGTGGCGGGTAATCCAAATTTTAACCACTCTATAGTTGCAGAAGCTAATAGAGCAAGAATTAGTAGTTTACAAATAGTCGAGAGGCCAAGATAATGAATTTAGAGTTATTAAAAGAGAGATTTGGACAGTCTGCAGTTGTGAAGAAAGCAGATAATAGAGAAAAAATCCACGAAAAGTTAGAACCACGTTTTGGTTCTATAGGAGATATAAAATCCATAAAAAATCAACATCAAGAGGATTTAGAAAAAAGAGATAGAATTATTGAGAGTCTGGAAGCACAGAGTTCTGAATTAGCTGAAGAAGTTCGAGTGTTAGAAAAAGAAAAAAATGCATTGATGGATGATTTAAATAAATCTAGGTGGATGGAGGAAAGGATCACTTCAGTGTCAAAAAAGGTGTATGAAGATAAACTCAGAGAAATGAGTTATGTAGATAGCACAAAGTTGATTCCGTTATTAGTATCTGTTGCAAGAAAAAAACAAGGTAACACAAAATTAAACTGGGAACAGTGGTTAAAAATACCAGAGAATAAGTATTTGGTTCAGATAAATCAGAGTATAGCTGAAAAAGTATTTGTAGATACTAATAGGTTAATAGATGAATATATTTATTATTTAAATAAGAGAAAGGGACGTGGATCCGATGTTACTGCTAAGAATTATATTTTATCATTCACCGGTGATACAAATAGTTCAACTAGGAAAGGGGATTTAGTGCATACCGATTTTAATCCTGATAATCCTGATGGTTCAGAAAAACCGCTAGCAGAATCAGGATTTACTATTTCTTATTGGGTTAGACCAGATGAACTAGGTGCTGATATGTTTGCAATTGGAAGAAAAGCTCACAATAACGAAAGATTTACATTTGGTATTAGTAGAAAGAATAAAGGATATTTTGGCGTTGGTGCAAATCAATCTGAAAGAACATGGTCGACCATGCTTGATACAGCAGGAATAGATAAAGCTACACATTTAG